GGCTCCTGCTCCGTCGGGTTCTGCCCGGCTGCCGCCTGCTTTCCATAAATCAAATCCATGTTCCACCTCAATACTTTCTGAACCAGTCGTACTGGTCGTAGCTCTGGTATCTGTCGTCCGTGTCCAGCGGATTGTAGGGCTTCGCCTTGGGCTGCTCCCTGTTGGGCGGCGTAATCGGACGCGCCATACAGACATACCGCGCCTCGTCGGCGATATGGTCCTCCAGCGTCGTGTCGATGTCCTCCGGCTTCACCTCGTCGTACTTGAGAATCGGCACCGTGCGGATAAAGCCCTTGCAGCCCTTGAACACGTACATCATCGGAATCCCGCGGTCATCAAAGCGCAGGCGGTAGTGCATCTGCATCCAGCCGGGAATCCGCTTGTTGTCTCCCGCCTCAAAGTACACCCCCAGCTTCTCTCCCATCTCCGCCACGCTCTCGCCGCGGGAGGCATCCCAGATGGACGGGTCGGCCACGCCGTAAATCCGCTTTCCCTTCAGCCAGCGGTGCTCCTGCTCAATGCGCTTTACCTCCAGAAAAATCTGGTCAGGCGTCCACTTCACGCCCTCGTTGGGCGTCTCCGTGCAGCCGTACAGCTCCAGAATGCGGTATAGTCTGCCGTCGTGATCGCAGGCCCACCACGCGATGGAAAACGGCTTGGCATAGCCGAAGTCGAAGCCGCGGTAAATCCGCCAGTCCGGCGGGATCTCGAAGGGGTCAATCACATGGGTACCCACGCGGTCTTTGTAGTGCGCGGGGTCATCCGTCCACTCCTCGAACACGGCGCCGCCGTCAATCCCCCAATCGCCGTCTCCGGCAACACGGAACCGCTGCGGATTGCGCTGGCGCATCTCCTCGAAGCGCCGCAGATCCGCCTCGTCCAGCCACTCGTTGCAGCGGTAGGTGGTGGTTTTGGCAAGGATGTCCCGGGACGGCGGCGCATCGAAAAACCGCGCCTTGATCCACGTGGACGGGCTCCACGGGTTGAACGTCAGCGTCAGCTGCTTGAAGTATCCCTCCGGCATCTCGCCGCGGATGGTGTCGTCAATCATGTCGAAGTCGGCCTCTGTCTCAATCTCGTAAGCCTCCTCGCACCATACCCAGCAGATAAATCCCACCGGGCAGGAGATGGACGCCAGCTTCTGGGCGTCGTCCAGGCCGCGGAAGAAAATCTGCTGTCCTGTTGGCTTGTAAGTGGCCCGCATCGGACTTGAGGTGAACTCCCAGAGGTGATCCACGTGCAGCCGGTAGGTCGCCCATTTGAGGTCGGAAAAGCAGGAATCCCGCAGCGTGGCCGCCACCTGCCGGATGACCAGCAGGTTCGCCATGGGGTACTTCATCATGCGATAGATAAAATTCAGCGCCGTGGTTTTGGACTTCTTGCTGGCGCGGCTCCCCTTGCACACCCGGTAGCGTCCCTCAAATCTCCAGAAATCCGCATATCCCTTTCCCACAACGTCCGGCAGGTGGACGCGGACGGCATTTTTAATCTTCAAGATCGTCCTCTCCGCCAAAAACCACCGGGACATTCCCGGTGACGTTGGTGTCCTGCCTGACGGTATAGCCGTACCGGCTCATCCACAGTCCCGCCAGCTGAGAGGGATACCGCCCCTGCTCAAAGCCTTCGCGCTTGCTGTTTTCACAGTCCTGCCGCATTCGCGCGATGACGGACTCAAAGTCCGGGTCCTTGTTGTACGTGGCATAGAAGTTCTGCTCCGTCATGCCGATGTACGCGCAGAAGCCCTTAATCTCGTAGGAGACAGGGGCAGGAACTTCGCTTGTCACATGGATGCCCAGCTTCGGGGAGAAATCCGTGCGCTTCATCGTTCTCTGGTCGCAATCCTCCCTGTATGCCGCCCACATCTCCTCAAGACGCCTGACAGATGGAATTTTCTTTTTTCTTCCCATGATTGCCGCCTCCTTCCCCAAAAACAGTTGTTCTATCTTGAAAATCATGGTATCAGAGGTCTTTTGAAATTGCGTCGAAACTCCCGACAATTTTTTTCCGCCGCCGTCTCCCCTCCTCACGCGCGCAGAGATAGACTACATCCATACATACACAGTCTCTGCGTGATCGCCCCCAGAAAAGAAAGAATATAAAGAAAGAAAAGAGGCCCCCGTCGGGAGGCCTCTTGAAAGATGCACGATACTTCATCGTTGAGCTGGGAAATCAGGATTCCTTGACTTTGGTGTTCCCTATGATAGAATGGGTTAATCACTTTTGAAACAGGTAATTGGGGAGGAAAATATGAATTTTCTGGATGCGCATAAAATTTGTTATGAATATGCAGGCATATTTGCATCTGATTATCATGCAGAAGAAACAGCGTTATATTATCCTATGTCCAAGGTTCCGTTTAAAGGGTCACTTTGGAGAGATGATGTAATTTCAGCTCATCAAATTGTATTTTCTCATGCCATCCTATGGAAAGACAGAAGTCCAGAAATGATCGACAGAATGATTTGTTTACTAAAAAATCTAAACTGTTTCGCTTATGATCCATTTTGTGATGAAATAAGAAAAAACTATAACATCATGAAAAAGAAGGGCACGTTCTGGGGATCCATCCATAAAAATCGGGTGATTGAGGCGGAAAAATGTTATATTTCGACTCCAATTCCTACTTCCCCATATCGAATAAATGATGTGTATGAAACCTATAACCACATGCTTGCCTATAAAAGCAATACTTTTGATAAAAATATTGAAAACGCAAACCTGATCGGAAAGCAACTCTCATTCCACGATTTTGCCGAACTCGTATTCGCGTATTGCAAAGAGGCATATAGTTTTTCCAATATAACTTTCAAGGAAACAGACGCAAATTTTTTCTTTTCCTTTGATTTGATGAAAAAATGGATTCATGATAGTAATTACAAAAAATTCTTTGCGGGATATGAAGATTACATATCGGATAATAGATAAAGAAGCGGGGCACCATCAGGTACCCCGCTTTTCTTATGCGTCCGGATCCTTTCTGTGTTTCCACGCAATGCAATTTACCATCTTCGCCCCGTCATCACGCTTGAAATACGGTCTGAATTCAACCTGATTTCTGTCCCGGGTGTAAATTGCAGCGCAGATGCAAGGATTTCCGTCCATATCTTCATACAGCAGGAAAACAGGCTCGTCCAAAAATGGACACGGCATTTCCGCGCCCAACCAGATAATCTCCCATCCTCCACGCTTTACTTCCTCGCGGACACGCTTGATGTTTTCGTCAGTCATGTGCAGCCTCCTTCATTTTCATATCAAAGGGGTAGAAATAGTCCTCTTTGCAATCATGCGACTGAAAAATCACAACCATGCTGGGGAACGGAGCCCCGGATTTACTCCCACCGAAGTGCAGTCTCCCGGCCACAAACCGGATTTCCGCCCGGTGGTAGATGTATCGGTGAAACCATCGCGTATCGGTTCGCGCCGGCAGCAGCATAACCACCGTCGCGCCCTCTCTGGCGCTCTGTGCGGCCTTTGCCACCCAATCCCCTACCTTTCGTCCATACGGAGGATTGCACCAGCAGACACCGCGCCACGGCTGTTCCAGTGCGTTGTCCGCCTCCGTGTAAAATCTCTCGCACTTGGCGTTTTCCGCCGACGCCGCAACATCACAGTCAAAGTGAAATTCATCGTTCAGGCGGTCGAAGAACGCCTGCGGCGTCTCCCAGCACGATTTGTCACTGGAAAATAACGCTCTATTCATCCTCGTCCCCTCCGTATCTCCGAATCCTCCACGCCTGCGGAGAATTTACGTGCTGCGCGCAATACTTCCGCTGTTTCCCGGTAAGTTCCGCGCCGCATACCCGGCAGTAGTAAACCGGCCTGTCCTCGTCATCCTTCCGGGATTTGGGCGGTACGTACAGCGGGCAGGAGCGAATGTGGTATGTCTCCTCTCCCATGCACAAAACCTTTCTGGCGCTCCATCCCTCCACCGGCGTTCTGCCTCTGGATGTCAGCCACGGGCAGTCCGGAATCGGCAGTTGACAGGTGGCGCAGATATTTGCCCCGGCATGGTGTTTGACACTTTTCACCGTTTTACCCCCTTCCGCTTCCCCAGGGACCGTTCCACAAGCGCCTTGTAGCAGCCTCGTTCTGCCTCGCAGATCCGCAGCTGCTCCCGCAGGCTGTCCGCCTGCGCCTGCAACTTCCGGGCGTCCGCTCCCTGCGACGGCCCTTTTAGCGGGTCATGGAGCGCAAGTCCAATCATCAGGCCGGTGTCCACCATCTGCTGCTCCTGCTGCGTGATATGGCCCGCCTTGTTTTTCAACCGGCTGACATCCACGGTGTAGACGCTCTCGCACATAGCGGTGGAAATCACCT